GGCCATTGACCAACTGTGGAAAGCCGTCAATGGTATAAAAGCATGGATCATCGCGGGCATGGGAAGTATGATTGTCTATTTTCTGACGGTCGCGGGCGACAAGATTTTTCATGAGGTTGTGAAATGAAACTCGTTGATGGACAGTACCACATCGGCCTCAAGTGCTGGCGCGTGCTGAGCGACGACGAATTGCGCGCGTACTCGCTCAACATGCCCGCCGACGCGAACCCGGACGACGTGCTCACTGAGGCGCAGCGGCTCGACGATATGGCAACAGCGCCGATAGAGGAACCTGTCGTGCCAACGCCGGAGGACACGCTCAACGCGGCGATTGACGAGTACATTGCCGCGACGGGCGAGACCCCTGAGACGGTGGCGGATATGGTAGTGGCTCGCATGGACCCAGGCCAGGCCGAGACATATCTCGACGCGAAGTCGATTGTAATTCGGATCAAACCAGATCCGATTGAAACGCCGATTGAGAAGGTGGGATAATGCCCTCAATACGCAGAATTTCCAAGGCCGCATACGGCACGGCAACGGGGAAGACTGGGGCCGATTGGACAACGAATGCCATGGGAAAATTCTCTGAGGCAATCGTTACTGCTGGCGATGAAGTACGCGTTGAGGCCAGTACCGATAACGATCTCGGTGTGACAGGCGCATTTTCGAAGGGAAGCGCCGCCACTCCAAACCGATACATCCAACTCAGCGCAGGAGTTCTCGCGACAAAGGCAAAGTTGATTGACGCATGCGAGGCAGGTTGGGTCAAGGCCGCTGGTGGCGATTTGTCAACGGTTGGGTATGGGGCGGGAATAACAAAAAATGGAACAGCCAGTAAACTTACACTTACATTCGGTGCAACTCCCCACGCAACTACATTGCAAGCATACAAAGTCGTTTCAAATCTCAGTCTTTCGGCTTTTCAGAATCTAACATTTTGGTGCCTGCCATCAACGGGGGCTATGCTTGCCAATGCCCTGGTTATCAAATTATGTACCGGAAACGATGGTGTGACTGGAGTTGTTGCGACGCTCACTCAGGCTGATTTGATTGCTGCGGGTGGGTATGGCAACGCCTCAATCGGAATCGACAATGGTAGTGCTCTCCCCGATGGTATCAACTCCATAGCAATTTACACTGGGGCGGTTGTTCCTGCCGCTAGTGTTGTTTGGGTATTCGATACATTCTATGCGACAATCGCAGGTTTCGATCTCAACTCAGTGCTCCACAAACCGTGGAAAACGCAATGGACAGCCAGCGAAACTGTGGCGCTCAATGATATTAGACGGCCAACTTGGGCATATCATTCAAAATGTTACTATAAATGCACAGTTGGCGGGCAATGTGGTGCGACTGAACCCATTTGGGATAACGCGGTTCTCGGAGATCTCGGTAGTTTTGCAGCACAGACAATTGTTGACGGTGCGGCAACGTGGAAATGCATGGGCGATGATGAAGGCTGGTATTTCTTTACAATCAAGAGTTTTCAAATTGCTACAGATAGAATCGAAATCGATAATGACGCAGCTAATCAAGGGAATAATGGTCGAGGTTATTATGGCACAGACGAAACAGTTGAAATCTGGTACTTCACTCCTATACTGCCTCCTATACCCACAAACTGGTCCACGGTAGCCGATACGACCGGAGGGAATGGGATTGCTGCATTGCTAATAAATGTTTCTGGTGGTTGGACATCCCCAGGTGGAGTTGACACGATAACTGGAGTATCTGTAATAAATTGGAGAAATAGTTCTGGGTTACTCTATCTTCAGCACAGCTACATACACTGGAATGGTGGATTTGGTTTCGTTCGGTTTACCTTTTTTGGTACGAATGGGTCGGCTTCAACTGTTGAAACTCTTGTAAGAAATATTGTCATAACTTCCCATGCTGTTAGTGGTATTAATGGTGGACTAATTCTTTGTATCGCTGGTATAACCACCTTACAGCATGTTATATCAATGAACGGAGGATCATATAGTAATGGAATATCGGTGGCCGGAGGCATGGGATCACGAAATTGTTACGGCATTACCTGCATATCAAATATATCAGCAATTGGCGGAACAACATTTTCCTCATTCACTTCAAAAGGAAATATTTTTGCCAATTGTGGGAATACTGGCTTAAAACAGACAACAGCCGACTGTCTTTTTGTTAATACGTCAATGTCTCTGAATGGAACCGCCTCTTTAGCTACAATGTCAACGTATGCTGCAAATGACGCGTTCAACGGGGCACGATTTAAAAACCTACTGACCACCGATTCTGCTGTCATACACACCGGTTCCAACTGGGGATCTAAGGGCATTCTGGTTCAGGGGTTCGGAGGAGTTCCGGGAGACAATCGTGCATATTATCCATTGATGGGCTACGCTACCTTCGCTACTTCCACATGGACAATTGCAGTCAACAACGTCAATGCATCACTACTGTTCCCCATGCGTCACAAGGTAGGCGTGATCGCATGCCGTGTCGCTGGCGTACAGTACACGGTCTCGCTCGCTGTCAATCCTAGCAATGCAGCCCTTATCGCGGCACTCAAAATCCTCGGCAACACCATTGCAGGTGTAGGGGCGGATCTCTCTCAATCGTCATCTGGCGCAGGACTGCAAACGCTCACGTTGACATTCACGCCACTCGAAACCGGGCCGGTTGAAGTATATCTCGATCTGTGGCTGACGAATGCTACGCTCACATATACCTGCACGTACTCCCTCAATTCGTTCGCTGGAACGCAATCAGGCGTGGCGATGCGCGTGCGGGCGATCGGGGATGAACTTTTCGGGGACGAGCGAGTGATGGCGGAACAGATTGCGACGTTCCCGGATGCGACCAAAGTTGTGGATGTTGCGACAGGTGGGCCTGCTTCATGGGGATACCCGGATGGCTCAACATTGGGGCCGGGGACGGCGGTTTCCGCATCTTCGGTGATCCTTCCCACCGCCGGAGAGACGTGGGACGGCCGCGCGCAGTACGGCATTCCGGGGTCGCTCATTACTCCGACGCGGGTGGATGCGATTGTCTCTAAAGTGCAATCCGGCTATAAGTACGGCGACCCGGCGGCGCAAAAGACGGGAACGCTGGTCCTTCTGACTCCCATACGCATATCGTCAATCAAACCGATCTATGCCCCAAAGTCTGGCGGTGCACTCTGCGAAATGGTCATGCGCGACGCGGGGGCGACTGCCGGGACAATCGTATTGACGATGCCCGATGATTCTTTCGAGGCGATCACGCCGATCCGCTGGGAGAACGAATTGATTTCTTTCCTTGTCCCCGCGTCCGCCGAACTCGGTCTCTGTGACATCACGGTCACTGCGGACGACACCACAACCGATACGGTTGACGCCGCTTTCGAATACGTCGAGGACGACTGCATCACCGCGCGCATCACCGCCGACATCGTGGCGACACTCGAAACGCTCGACTCATACGGTGGCGTCCCGGGCAAGGTCGAGGAAGAAAAACTCATCCACGCGCCCAACGGACGATACCCATACGTCGAGGTGTGCGGTCCGGTCGGCTCTCCGAATCCTCAGACCACCAAAGTCGCAATGACTGAACTCCGCTACACCATCAAGCATTACACGCAGGCCAACGACGAGGGCGATGCAAACCCGGCGATCTCCTACCTCGCGCGCAACATCATTGCCGATATCGTCAAGTGCCTGATGGTCGATCAGACGCGCGGTAACATCGCTCTTTCGACGGAGCAAGAAGAATTCGGCAACGCCTTCCTCGTCGATGAAGCATCCGGCGCCGTCGAGTTCTGTGTCTATGTCAACATCATGGTCCGAACACGTATCGATGTCAACAATCCCTATTCACTTGGGTAAAGGAGTCCCGCTATGGTCAACGCAAAAGCCCTGTTTCTTCTCCGCCTCCAGGCCGACGAACTCACGCCGGAAACCACGCTCACGAATGGCGATCTCTTCGAGGCGGATCCCAGCAGCAAGCTCGAACCGGACATCCGCACCACCGAGGTCAATCTCCTCGGCGCCGGGTTCGACCAGGACGCCTCAGTCGTTGGCCGGCAATTGGCGACCGTCACATTGACCGCGCCGATCCGCCCGTATGGCGCGAAGGATTCGCTCGTCGTCCCGGATTGGGTGAGGGGCATGCAGGCCGCCGGGTTCGCGCGCTCGGGGAACAATGGGTATCACATCCTTCGACCGTCGAATACCGTCTTGACATCGGCGACCGTCTGGCGTTACGGCGGGGATCTCAACTCGTCGCAGTGCCTTTTGGCGAAGGCCGGGAACGTCAAGTTCGATTGGAAACTCAATTTCGACTTTTCGGGCGAGGTCATGGGCAAGGTCGAACTCACTGGCGCCGGGCAATATGGCGGAGCACCGACCACGCAGAGTCAGCCGACCGTCCATAAGAGCCGGTACGCGGTCCCGCCGCTCACCACTGCAACCGTGAGTATCAATGGCAGCAGTGCCTACCGCCCGATCAGTCTGGAGATCAGCGGCAATCAAAAGGTGGAAGCGACGGTCATGCCCACAGTTGCCTCGAACGTCGGCCGATCACGCATTACCGATCGCAAGATCAAATGGTCCGCGAAGGTCTACCGCGAACTCACGGCGACCGTGGACCCGGAAGCCGCGGTCATCGCCGGCACGCTCGGCGCGATCCGGCTGTGGTACTCGATCGGCAATCAGATCAAAATCGACCTCGGCTATTGCCAGGTCACGAAAGCCACACCAAGCGACGAGAACGGCGTGGAGACGATGGACCTCGAAGGCATCGCGGTGCGCAATGACGTCGTGCTGCGCGTTCTCGGCGCCGCATCGAGTTCGTCCAGTTCGTCTTCCAGTTCGAGCAGCACGTCGGCATAGTCGAGGATCACCAGCAAACCAGGAGGGGACACCATGGTTCCGATCACGAGAGATAGCACCTACCCGTATACCGATCCGGTCTCGGGTACGGTGTACCATCTGCGGTACATCACGGGCGATTATCAGGACCGGTTCGACGCGATCCTCTCAGAGGCGCGCAGCAGGGGCCGTAACGCGGTCGTCGCGGCCACCCGCATGGTTGACGCCATGAAGCCGAGCGACAAGCCCAAGCCCGGCACCGCTCGCCAGGAGATGATCCGCAGGATCGCCACGGAAGAGGCGATGAAGACGGACACTGAAGCCGCCAATTTCGCCTACGCTCGTAAAATCGTGGACCTGTTTGTGGTCGGGTGGACCGGCAAGGGAGTCGCGGGACTGCCGGATGGGCAGCCCGCTTCATCGATGCTCAAATACGGCGCCGTGATCGAACTGTCTGAGATCATCACCAAGCTGGGGCCGGAACTCACCGGGCTGGGGGACGACCTCCCAAAATAGTGGCGGCGGCCCTGATCTATCATCGCCGCCCGTTGGCACTCGTGATGAAGTGCAGTCATTGCACGGGCCGCGAGAAGGCCATTAGGGGATGCAGAGAGCCGAAGAAGCGAAAAACGGTTTGGGTAATCGATGAATGCCTGAAATGCGGAGGAAAGAACAAACGGTGCACTCAGTGCAAGGGGAGCGGGAAAATAGGCGTGCTGCGTTGTCCCCACGCGATCGCGGACTTTTCCTTGCTCCCCTACTTCCTTGAGTACCGAGCGAATCTCGGGACGTGGCCGGACGGGAGCGGGCGGTACTATCAGCCGGTCAAATTGGTCGAAGCGTTTGATGTTTTGATGTTCTACTTCAACAAATACGAGGCGAAACCAGAATGAGCGCATCGCTCGAAGTAGCACTCAAGGTAGTTGACAATGCGACAAAGGAAATAAATAACTTTGGCCGCAACCTTGATCGCGTGCTTTTTCGCGGAAACGAAACGCTCAAGCTCTTTGCCGAATGGGCGGGCATTGCCTTTTCCGTGCAAGCCGTGAAGGCGTTCGCCGACGAAAGCATCAAGGCATATGAGAAGTCCGCCGATGCCGAGGCGCAACTATCCGCAGCCATCGGCCACCACAGCGCCTACCTCGAACAGGAAGCCGCGGCGATCGCAGAAGTAACGCGATTCAGCCGAGACGACACCGTTGCCGCCGAAGCCCAACTCGCCAACTACGTCAAAGAAGAATCTTCCATCAAAAGGCTCATGCCGGTCATCGCCGACCTGGCGACTGCTAAGCACATCAGCCTCGCGGATGCTGCCGGAAAAGTCGGCGTTGCGTTGACAAAAAATAATGAAGAATTTGGAAAGATGGGCGTCCGTCTTCACGGGGCGGCCGGGAGCACCGAACGGCTTACCTCCATGGTTGATGGTCTGACGAAGGCTTTTGGCGGACAGGCCGAGGCCCTTGCGAATACTCCTCTCGGTCAACTCGACCAGATGAAAAATCAGATGGAGGAGATTAAGGTTGAGATCGGCGAGAAGGTGATTCCGGTTCAGATCGCGTGGAACAAGTTGGTTTTGGAAACGCTGCGCAAAATGGAAGGAATTGCCGGATGGTTCGGGGTGATCTCCAAGAGGAATATCAAGAAGTCCGTCAACGAGACGATGATGGGCCAGTTGATGGACGATGCGCAGAAGGTCAACGACGAACTTGACCAACTGCAACAGGATCGCGGAACCGATTATCTCAACACGACACTTAAGAACCTCACGAAGGCGGAACTCAAAGACCGACAGGATGAACTTGACGAAACGGATAGGATGATTCGGGAGAAGACTGTCGAGAAGGCGCACATCCAGAAAGAGATTTCCGACCTCCAGGTGAAGATGGGCATCGTCCCCGATAAGGCGGCTGACGATTCGGCGAGGGCTGCGGCAGATGCGGAGAGAAGAAAAGAAAATGCTGACAAGGCCGCGAAGGCAGAGCAGAAAGCTTTCGATGATCATGTCAAACGCAATGACGCATTCCTCAAGGCTGAGGAAGATCGAAAGCTACGGGAAGCGAAACTCGTTGACGACCATATTGCAAAACTCGAAACGGCGGCGCAGGCCGACCAGGACCGACTCGATCGCGAAAAGGCCGCGAAGGACAAGGCGCTCCAAGATGATCGTAAGAGAATGGAAGAAAACATTCGTCTGAAACAGATGGAGGTTGAGGCAACATATGCGATGGGTCACGCGATTATGGCTCTCGGGGAAATGGCCATCAACGCATCTGTCAAGGACGAACGCAAGCGCAGAAACATGCTTTATTTCATGGCTCTGGCAGATGCGGCTGGCGCGGCGGTTCGTGGCGTTTATCAGGTGTGGTCCGACAAATCCACGGGCAACACTTACACCAAGATCGCTCTTTCCGCCGCCGTCATCGGTGAGATCATTGCCTCCACCGCCGGACAGATTGCCTCGATCAAGAAATCATCCTTCGCCACCGGAACCGGGTTCGCCCGCGGTGGTCGGTCTCTACTCGGAGAGGAAGGCCCGGAGTTCGTGGATCTCCCTAGAGGTGCTCGCGTGCTCACTGCCATGCAGACGAAGCAGACCATGCACAACTCGATTTCCTTCCCCATCACCATCAACGGTCCCGTCGATCGGCACAGCGTCGGGCAACTGATGGGCTCGATACGCCAGTTCTCAGATACGTTCGTTGATGCAGTGCGCGGCGGATATATCAACCTCAACCGTCTCTCAGCGATGCCCGCATGAGCGCACAGATCTACCTCAAGCTCGCAGGCGGATCGCGCGTGGCGCTCAGGACTCCCGAGCCCGGATACGCCGTGAGCGTCGCCCTGGGGCTGCACAGTACGCGCGTGCGCCCGGCCGGGCTCGTGACCTTCGACGACGCCACCACCGCGCGCAGCGTTTCGTTCTCGTTTCTATGTGACGCCACAACGACCAGCGCACTTCAGACGTTCTACGACACCACCGCGCGCGCCAAGGACTCATATCTCATTCTGCCGGCCCGTAGCGGGTTCTATCCGTTCGGACCGGACAAGGGCGACGGCGGGGAATTCAAGGTGCACATCATCGGCTTCACGCCCGAGGCGGTTCTCAGTGAGCCGTACAAGTGGTTCCGCATCAACCTCAGTCTCGCGGGGATTTCGTTTCCTACGCACGCGCTTCCGACGGCGATCCCGGAGGGCGACTTCTCGATCGGGACATGCACCCAATTACAGTTCCCCTACGAGCAACCGGGCACGGAATTGATCTACAGCGTCGGCAGCGCAGTGACGCGCACCGGGATTCCCTACTCGGTCGCAAAGGTCTCGGACTCGCAACTCACCACATTGACGCTCGAATGCAACACCTCGAACGCCGCGAAGCTTCTGGACTATCTCATCGGTAAGGTGCGCGCTGGAACGGTCGCTCTCGGTTGCCCGGCGAATTCATACCTCTTTGGCGCGAAAGTGGGATCCGGATCGATCAACTGCAAAATGACGAATGAGATAATCACCGTCACGCACGACAGCCCCGACAGTTTCACCTTCAAGTTGACATTTCTGAGGACGGCATAGATGGCGCAGTATGTCTTCGGCATTCGCTTTTATCTGCGCTCTGCGGTTGCGCAGGATACGTCCGTGGGCATCTACACGGTTGGCGGGAGCAACAGCCAGATCCGACTGATTGAGGACGACATCTCGGCGCTGTCCCCGACGGTTGCTTGGAAGTCAGGTTTACTCCGCGAGAATGCTCCGTTCGATGCGTTCGAGGAAAGCATGACGCTGGACGACGGCGGGTGCATGCCGGAGATCGGCGGGTCAACGGTGCATATTGCGAACGGCGCGCAGTTCGACAAGACCATCACTGCGGCGGGTATCAACTTCGTGGGACTCGTCACGGAGATCGTGATGTTCGAGATTGTCAACGGGGCGCTCGTCGATCCCGATGGTACGGTCTTCCGGCGCCGCATCGCGGATGCGCCATCATGGGACGAATACGATTATGCCATACCGCTGAAGGATGCGCGGATCAAGCGTCGGGCCAACCTGTCAACACTCATCAGCACGACGACCTACCCCAATGCCGAAGGAAGCGTCATCGGAAAATCGACGCCTGTCACGGTTGGGAAACTGTGGTCGCCGATCGGAATCGACGGGCTGTTCACCCGGAACTCTTTCGCGAAGCTGATCCGGGTGGCGAACAAGCAAACCACATTTTGCAATAATGAATATACTTATCACGGTCAAAGTATGTTCACTCCGAAGGACCAGTATGTTTTTCCTCTTGTCGTGATGGCAACTGGTGGAGCACCGTTGACGTATGGGATTCAACTCGGAACAGCATTGCTTTATCCATACACCGAGGACGATGTTATTCAATGGACAGATTACTATATGTATATAGTCGAGGGAGACGGCAGTGGGGAATATCGAAAGATTACATCCTATGTTCGGCCATGGTCTACATTGATTCTGACTGTAACAGTCAGCGATTACTTTTCAAAAACGCTGCAAGGGAATACCACGGCAACGGCGACCGGGCAGGCGTGGGTATCTTTCGTCAAGATTTCTCGTCAGTATCTTGCCGATGAATGGCCGTGCATCGGATTTCTTGACGATGTTGGCAACCCCGTTGTCAATGGGCAGAACGCCATCTATGCCTACTCCGATGATAAGAATGTCACGGTGGCTGCGACGAATACGAAAACGCCAGTGCAGGTTGAAAGTTGGGACTTTCGGAAGATTCCCGAATGGGCATTCGCGGCCAACCTTGCGGGAAATTTGCTCACCGTTGATCTCAAGTATTTCAATGGGTCGATAGATCAGGTTGAGAGCGTAATAATTATTCCATGTAAAAATGTCGGCTTATTTGGCGATGGAAATGTACCAAACGATAAAGATATGACACCATTCATAACCGACGACGATATTTTTGAATGGAACCATTACCGGCAAATCCCTTTCAATATCCCTGGCTATTTTAGTGAAAGAGGATTTTCTGACTATGCCGGATTTTTGCACGTACTACCTTACATGCATCCTGAGACGTTGCCATATACTATAGATAAAAACGGCCTTACCGCGTGGCAATGTCAAGTCAACACTAATAGCGTATGGATCTTGGGATCAGAACACGTCGATTATGCATTTGCCCTATATGCCATTCCTCCAACGATAAGCAACCAACTGTTGTTTGATAATGTTTACTTTATGATAAAAAGTGACAGTACCACGCAGACGCAACCAGGAGTAACGGGAAATTTTCACTGCAATGCAAGGATCGTTTATACTCGATTTTTAGGTAATGCAAATGCCATTTTGCCTACAGCGACCGGAGATTGGTATTATGATCTAGGAAATAACTACGCGCTGCCTCCAGATGAATTAGGAGAGATCAAGGATCAACTCGATTCTTATTTGGGAGACGCGACGAATAACAAAAACTTTTTTCTTGACGTTCCGGTAACATCTGGGGTTCATCTTATCTGCGGAAAAGGAAAATTCCAAATTCCTGGAATTACCGATATTAGAACGTATCAATCAATTCAGAGCTTTCTTTTATGCGTACATCATAAATATGACACGACCTATCAAGCAAGAGCAGTCTGGAATGTTTATGAGCTCGCCGTGATGTTCCAAAAATCGCTATCGATTTCCGATGCTGTCTACGCGCAGTTCTCCGGGCGCAACTTCGGCGGCGCCACTCTTGATACCTGGAACTCCCGCAAGACCGCCGCCGACCCCATTCTTTATCTCACCGATTGGGCGGAGATGGTGGCGCGTTTGCAGGATTGGTCCGAGACGGGTGAAGTGAAAGATTGGGGCCACGAATACGCAACCGCGCCGCTCATCGAAACCGGGAACGGCGAGGGCGGCTTCGATTCGATTGACTTGACGGATTGGCAGACAATGCCGATAGCCTACCAGAATGAGGACTACGGCAATTGCTGGACTGACGTGCTACTCCGCGAGATCGCCGCGCGATGTTTCTTGACATTTTACCAAGATCCCGTGACCGGCAAAGAGCGCATCGGCAACATCGCCAAGCGCGCGGACACCACGCCCACGACGACAATCACTCTCGCCGATATCATCGGCCCCATTGGTCGCGTCTCCGAGCCGTCGGCGGTGAACATCTACTGCGAACCGCTGATCCGCTACAAGAAGAATCGCGGGTCCGGGGCGTATGAGGGCTTGCTCGCGATCACCAACTCATCGGCGGCCACCTACGATCCCGCCTACGTCTCAGGCGTGACCGGCACCGATACCGCCGAATTACTGTGGACCATGGCGCACGTTCTTCGCCTCAACGTGGATCAGGTCGTGCCCCCGCCGAGCGACATCACCGATAACAATTTCATCTATGACGAGTACGAAGCTGTCAAGCTCATGCTCATCTGGCTCTCATGGATGGGCGCGACGAACGTGGACGGGACGCCCGCTTCAGTCATCTACCAGCCGAAGCAGCGACTGCTATTCTCGGTGCCCCTGGAACTCGGCAAGGACTGGTTCATCTCAAAGCACATCAACATCCAGTTGCCGTTTCACACCAACAATTCGGTTACTGAATGCGTAATTGAGCGTTTGTCAACGAAAATTTCTCAAGGCGAAGAAGAGGTTGCCGTGCAGGTCGTGACGTATGGGCTCACAGACGAGATTGCGCTCTTCATTCAGGATACCTACGCCACGGTCTCGGAGGATTGGCAGGACCACATGCAGACGGAAGCCGAGCGGGGAGAAGGGCACGCGGACGTTCAAGGTATCATGTAGCAAGGGGACACCATGGCAGCACGCAAGATCATTCTGGACAAGGGGCAAGCGCCCGGCGATATCGTGGTATTCACCGGCGCACTGCGGGACCTCAAGAGGCAGTATCCCGATTGGGAGATAGACGTGCGGTCGTGCTGCATGGACGTTTTCGCGAACAATCCGCACATCACCCCTCTTGAGGAGAGCGCGCCCGGCGTTGAGTATCACGACGTGGGATACAGCGACGTCCATCAGTCGAACCACTCGGGGCGTCATTTCTCGGCGGCATACCATCTGGAACTCGAAGACCTACTCGGGATCCGCCTGCGCCAGACGGAAATATTCCCGGACCTCCATCTCTCGGCCGATGAGAAGGCGGCGCCGTGCCAGGTCTCGACCGACCTCAACTATGACGGCCCGTTCTGGCTTATCAACTCGGGCAACAAAGACGATTTTCCGCTCAAACAATGGGGGTTCGAACGGTGGCAGCGTTTCGTGGATCTCCTGCGCGATCGCGTGCAGTTCGTTCAGATCGGCGAGTTATCAGCCGGCCACCACCACCCGCTTCTCTCCGGGGTCATGGACCTCCGCGGGCGGACCACGTTGCGGCAGTTGATCGTCCTATCCTCGCGCGCTCAGGGGGCCGTAGGGCACGTGTCCCTCCTCATGCACCTCATGGGGGCCTGGCGCAAGCCATGCGTGGTCCTGGCGGGCGGTAGAGAGCCCTGGCGGTGGGAGGCGTATCCTCAACATCAGTACCTCCACACATGCGGCGCGCTGCCGTGCTGCGATCCCGGAGGGTGCTGGCTGAGCGGCAACGTCGAGATCGATATAGAGCATGTCCGCACCGAAAACAAGCGGTGTCGCAACATGCGTGGAAACTCCGCGGGATGCATGGCGATGATCTCGCCGGAGACCGCGGCGCGGGCGGTGACGCTCTATCTCGATGGCGGTGTCGCATGAGCACCTACAATTTCACGCACCGAGGGCGCGCCTTCTCGATGGAACTCCACGCCGGCAACGAGCAGATGTCCGTGCACCAACAGAAAGAGGGAGGTTTCTTCGAGCATGAGATGCTCGACTATGTGGCCGATCATTACCCCGAGCACGGCGTCGTGATCGATATCGGTGCGAACGCGGGCAATCACTCCCTCTATTTCTCTGCGTTCCTGCGGCATTCATTCATCATCTCAGTTGAGCCGCACCCGAGAAATTACGCGCTGCTTGTGGCGAACATCGGGGACGCATGGTGCATCCCCCTTAACGTGGCCATGGCCGGGAAACCGGGGCTGGTTCGCATCGCTACTGACGAGTACAACATGGGGATGTGCCATATCGAGCCCGGGGCCGATCGGTGCAACGCGGCGGCCGTGACTGTCGATGGGCTCGGCTTGAGCAACGTCACCCTCATCAAGATCGATACCGAGGGGAACGAACTCGACGTCCTCGAAGGCGCGCGCGAAACGGTGCAGCGGGATCGGCCATTGATCGTCATCGAGATCGCAGTTGAGAGTTTCGACCAATACGATGCATACATGCAGTCAATCGGATACGATCTGGAGCACTACTGGCGTGACCGCATTGTCGCGCTATATCACCCGAGGGGGAACAGATGAGACCGATAATCGCACTGGTCACATGCATCATCGGAGACATCGACGAACTGCGCGCTCCGGTCGATCAGTCGTTGCCCTACCATGGCTTTTGCTTTACGGATCAGAGGATCGGAAGCAAGCATTACCGCATCGTCCCGATTCCTGAGAAGGGCGATCAACCGAACATCATCCGGGCGAAATACTACAAGTACGCATACAGCCAGATCCCCGAACTCCAGGGGTATGAATACATCGCCTACATCGACGCCTCGATCCACATCAAGAATGTCAATTTCCTCAGCGATTGGATTGCCCGCTGCAAGAATGGAATCGTGATGTTCGATCACCCCTCGCGCGATTGCGCCATGGCCGAGGCTGCTTTCTCTACAGGCGTTCCGAAATACAAGATGCTCGATCTCGAAGGGCAATGCCGCACGTACCGCGCCGAGGGATTCCCGGACCATTACGGACTCTGGTGCACCGGGATCAAGCTCTTTCGCCGCTCGCCCGAACTTGACGCGATTGACATGGAGATACACCAAGAGTGCCTGCGATGGGGGCAGCAGGACCAGGTGGCGCAGCCGTTCATTTTCTGGAAGCACGGATTCAAGCCGGACGTTTTTCCGGGCGACATGCGATGGAATGACCACACCGCCAAGTGCAACCACAAGCCACATTATCAAGAACTGGGGAAACGGTAGTATGCGCAGATGGGAAATCATCAACTGGCTGATCGGTGAGCACGGATACAAGTCATATCTGGAGATCGGAATTGACAATCCGAGCAACTGCTTTGACCACATCGCGTTGACGGACAAGACGGGCGTCGATCCACACAAGGCGACGACGTTTCGGATGACCTCGGATGCGTTCTTCGCGCAGAATGTCAAGACGTTCGATATCATGTTCATTGACGGACTGCACTTGGACGAGCAGGTGCGCCGCGATATCGGCAACTCCATCGCCAACCTAAACGACGGCGGAACGATAATCGTGCACGACTGCCATCCCTACAAGGAGGACGCCTGCGGGGATGAACAGAGACCTGGACAGCCATGGTATGGCACCACATACCGCGCCTATGCGTTCTACCGGCATACGCGCCCGGACTTGCGCATGCACTGCGTAAACGATGACTGCGGCCTCGGCATCATTCAGCGGGGCGCGCAGGATGTTTACCCGGTGCTGGTTGACACCTGGGAAAAGTACATCGAGCATCAGGACGCGATGTTGAACCTCATCTCTCACGAGCAACTCGTCGAGATTTACGGGCGGAAATCATGAGCGGAACCTTCATTTTCACTTTCGACGATGGGTTGAGTTCGGTGTACGATCATGCCTTCCCGCATCTGCGCGCGCGTGGGATACGGGCGGTGTCCTTCGTCTGCGGATCACTCGTGGGCACGCCGGGATACATGACGGTGGACCAGCTCCGGGAATTGCAGGACGCCGGATGGGATGTATGCTCGCACGGATACGTTCATCAAAAGATGGATGCGATGCACATCGATGAGGCAATCGGGAATATCACGGCCAATCTCGAATGGATGTGGGAACATGGACTCGCGGCAACGCGCCTGTTCTGCTTTCCATGGGGCCGCACGAACGACGCGATCAGCGAGGCGATGCCCAACTATCATTCCTACGCGCGCGGGGTCCGGCTGCACGCAAACCGTCTTTTTGAGGACTTCCCGCCGGATCGCCCCGAGTACCTGACGGCGGTCCACTTCGACAGTGAGTTCGATGTCATGGAGCTTGAGACAGTGTTCAACCTCATGGAGGGCGATGAGTTCACGATGTCCTACTCCCACAAGGTGCACCCGGTCGAGGTCAACGGGCTCACAACTTCTCTCGAACAGATTGACCAGGTGATCGCGGCGGCCGGGCGCGCGGAGACGCGGATCACCACCTTCCACGACATGATCGAGGCGCACCGTGCACATTGACATCCGCATACCATACGAGCCCGACTTCAAGCTTGGGACCGCATACAACCGCATCATGCGCAACGTCGAGGATTGGGTGCTCATCCTTGATACCGATGTTTTTGTGGCGCTAATTCCCGATTGGTACGACCGATGTCTGAAGGCAATCGAGAAGGTAGGCGATACGGCCGGCTGGATCACCTGCCTCACGAACCGAATCGGGTGCCCGCATCAGAAATACCCGCACGAGGTTTCCGACGACATCACGGACCACATGATTGTTGCCCGCGATCTCGCCCTGCAGAACGATGGTATTATCGTGGACATCACCGCGCACAAACCGCACATGAGCGGTTTCTTCATTCTCACCCGGCGCCGGTGCTGGGAAGCCGTCGGGCCGTTCCCGGAGAAGTTTCTCGGTCTTGACAATTGGTATGGGGACCGCTTGCGCGAAAAGGGCTTCACCCTCCACGTAATGCAGGATCTCTACGTCTATCACGCCTATCACCGTCTTTGGAAAGGAAAGTGACCCATGGGGACTAAGGCCATTTTCATTGCGTCTACAGACAATTACTTGCCATATCTCCACGTTCTTCTGAACAGCATCGAGAAGCGGTGCGAGAATCCGAAGGATTTGGATGTCTACATCCTGCACCACGAATTCCCGGTGAAGTATTTCGACTTCACTCATCTCTTCTCGTTCAACGTTATCCCTATCAGCGTTGACAGATCGAGTATCGAGTGTCCTATTGAGACGAAACGCATTGAGTTTATCAAGCGCGCCCGCTTCTCCTACATCATCGAGTACGCCATGAAGTACGATTCGGTGTGCCTGCTCGATGCCGACATGTTCATCGTATCCCCGCAATTCTTCGATCTCTTTGAGTTGGTACGCGGTAAGCGCTTTATGGTAGGGTGCAACGAGCGCTTCAAGTGGCAGATCGGCCCGAACTTCACAGCCAACGGCGAGCCACTTTTCACTGAGCCAACCAAGCTTTACAATATGCACTGCTCAGTGCCGATCATCTTCGATATGCCTTCCTGGAAATACGTATTCGAATACTACAACCGGATTTGCTTCAACGGAAAGCAGGTTGACAAAGAGGGTAACGTCAAGGGAATCGGTGATATTTTCTGCTGGAATATCGCGGTTCAGAAGCTCGCTCGCGCCTGCGATATGATCATCTTCCCCATGGAAGCAATGACCCAGGTCCATCAGACGAATCTTGCGCCGCAGACCTTCATGGTCGTCGAGAACGATTACTGGTTCACGAACGCCGGGGACCGCGTGTATTCGATCCATGGCCGTGTCGCTCAGGACGGTTGGGCGGAGGGACACATGGAGCGATACTACCGGGATATGGGCGATAATGCGGCACCGGGACTCACCGCGAAACTCGAAGGAAAAGTGCGTTGCGGACTCGAAGCGATAGTTGACGAATGGCACAGACTCGAATCCATGACCTTCCCGATTGGTGGAATGGTACAGAAGAAATAGGAGGATGCATCATGGCAACTCAGAATGTCCATATTACGCAGATCAACGACACCTGGGCAAACATCCTCGCGGGGCTTGACGACGGGCAATCCGCGCAGATGACGGACCAGACGAAGGCGCATGTCCACCGCATCGGGGCGAATCGCTACTGGACGGCGATGTCTCGCTATTGGAACGGGTCGGCGTTTGTCTACTGCGATGAGGTTTTCAACAATATCACCGCCAAGGGCATGACTGTCGCGGGAATCGTGTGCAACGACGCCAGCGGAAACCTCACGGGCGGCAACGTCATCGGATCGGGGGGAATCGGGGCTCACGCGCTGGATTCGCATTCAGATTGGAAACCACTGGACTCGGTAAATATCCAAGGGGCCATGATCGCATGTAACTCGTCCGGTCTCTGGGAAAAGCTCATGCCTCAAAGTTCCGGGATGTTTTTGAAACTGGTTGGACCTCCAGCACATCCGGCATGGGCGGCGCACGGATTGACCTACTCGGATGTGGGCGCGCTTGCCGTTGGGGGCACTGCTGCCGACTCCGACAAACTCGACGGGCAGCATGGGGCGTATTACGCCCCCGCAGCCCACGGTGTAACAGTTGGCACGATTCCCAAAGCTGCGTCTTCGACATCGTGGGCCAATTCGCAGATTATAGAGAATGCCACTGGTATCGGCTTCGGCGTTTCCCCGTCTTACTTCGTGCATGCGTCGAAAGATCAAGACAACGCCACATCCTTAACAATATCAAATGTGAATAACCACGTCTCCGCGTATAGTGCAATTACTGCGTTGAGCAATAGCATTAATCAGATAACATTGGTAGCCAATTCGACGCTTTGCACTGAATATAGCAATCACTGCGGTGGGCTTGCTTCTACAGGGAAATCTCTTATTTATTTGAGGAACATCACCGGCGCTGTCATCGACAACCACTCCAATACCCCTCTCTACCTCGCCACGAACAACGTGGTGCGGGAAACTATTACAGCAGCGGGCCTCGTGGGCATTGGCGCACTCGGCATGGACATTGACACACTGCTGCACGTCGCAGAAAGCAACGCGGGTACGGTGACATCTGCGGCCAATACATTATTGTCAATCGAAAGAAATGGTGACGCTTGGATTAGTATCCTTACCCCTGCTGCAAATGCCGGAGGAATTTATTTCGGTTCTCCGACAAGTAGCCAGCGTGGGGTTATACGATACGATCATTCCACAGATGTGTTGAGTCTGTGCATAGGGAGTACGGCTGAAACGATTGGTATCCATGCTGGTGGAATATATATGGGAGATACCCTGTATGCCGGATTCGGAAATTCCTATGCATCGCCGGACCTCAAAATTTATTCCGATGGATTGAAGGCAAAATTTGACTGTGGATCGTGGGCTGAGTTCTCCAATCGATTATACTGTGAGACAGATAAGCGTGTCGCGTGCGGCGGTGGGCAATCAGGTGCATACACTACTCCGATTGGAACCGTGACGTTGCAAATCGATAATAGCCTCTATACTTTGCCGTATACGTCGGTAACGACAATATGAAAACAATTCGTATTATAGTCACGTGCTATCCTGGGTTTGCCACGGGCATCACCGAAGGTCTGCGGCAGTCTCTGATTCGTTTTGCCGGGACGGATAAAATCATTGACGAATTGAGTCTGAGCACAGAAACGAAATATCGCGGATATACAGTACTTCGCGGTGAGTATCGATACCTGATTTATCCCTCGTCGCATTGCTTCGTTTCGACAGCGCGGAACAACGGAGTGAATATCTGGAACGGCAGCAAAAAGAAACATCAGGAGATTGCCGATTGTCAAGGTATTGTATTTATGGATCATGACCACAGTTTCGAGCCGGAGCAAATTGATCGTCTGGTGTCATGTGGCAAGGAGATTGTATCCGCCGCTTATCCGTATCGGACGACAGACGTACCGCTGGCTTCTTGCTATGTGGCCGGGGATTTTGATGATCGTATGAACGGTATGCTTTGCACCAGGATACACAATAGTGCCGGAGGGATGCAGCTATGTGGCTGGTCTGGCGGCGGATTCATGTATGCGATAGCATCGGTGTTTGGCCGACTTGAATACCCGTGGTTTCGGCGCGGGGTAATCGACAACGGCGACGAGGCGGATGAACTTGGCGAGGATATCGGGTTTTGCTTGCAGGCACAACGGGCAGGAATCCCGGTGTACTGTGACTGCGATAATGTGGTAGGGCACGGACAATAAACCAAAACCATGAGGAGGGGATGTATGTCAGTGAAGTTCACGAATGCGGAGCTTGTCGGGATGCCGTTCGGACGCGCACTCGGTATGCTGTCGGGAAAGCCGTTGCCCCCCAAGCTCGCGTGGACTGTCGTGGATGTGATCGAATTTGTCAATGCGCGATGCAAGCAATATTCGAAGATCCAAAAAGAAATCGCCGAGCGAAACAAAATCAAAGACGGCACGGCCATTGATTCCCTACCGGAGCCCCTGCGCAAGGAGTTCGAGGAACTTGATGCGCTGGAATGCGAGATTCCGATTGAGCCGATTACCCTGCCCGAGAAAGACGCCGCGGGCCGGGAGATATGGTATGAGCCGATGATTTTTGTGGTGTTGCAAAAAATCATCAAGCACCAGTAGACCCCGTCTGCTTGCGGTAGATCACAAACGGCAGCAGCAACACCAGCACAAGGGCGAGCAACACTCGCCCTATCACATCCTTTGTGGCCTTCCACGCCCCGGCGTTCCGTCTCATCCTGCAACCACGCGGACATGAGCCGCGCCGGCCGCGTGTCGAGGAACATCAACGCCATGTAGATGCCCTGCCCCGTGTACGCCCAGCCTCGCTCTTCGGTCCAGCCCGGAACCCAATGAAACGCCGACCACTCCATCGCCGTCATGTAAAAGCGGTGGAAGTCAGCTCTTCAGACAAACATGCATGCAAGTGCCCGGCAGATGACAGTCAATTGCCTGACATTGAAATTTCGCAGAAAACGCCACTTTCTGACATGACGCGGCAGAAAATTCCTCTTGACACGGGCCTGCAAACGCATTATATTCAGTCATGCCCCGCAAGGTTTCCACGATTTTGACTATCTAACGCCCCTGCGAATCAACGCCTCGGGGTGCGCTTTCCTTTTGCGGGGCTGGCGCATCCGAGGGGCTTTTTCTGACTGGCGGACCGTGTCTAAAACGCCATACTTCCCGATGTACGTCCGTAACTGGCTTTGCTCAAGAACCGTGTTCTCAATGAGTGGGGATGCGGTGAAGGCATACGTCTATCTACTTTGCGAGGCATGGCTTCAGGAGCCACGGGCAACACTACCCAATGACGACGCGGAACTAGCTTCGATTGCTCGTCTGTCGATTGAGGAATGGATGAACATAAAAACCAGTGTCATTCGTGCGTTCAAAATAGGTGAATGTGAGGAGCATTTAGGGCGATTGTATAACGAACTGCAATTAGAGGTGTCTCGTAAGTTCGAGAAAAATCAACGTCCTAACAACAAAAACGCGAGACGAACGCGAAATAAACGCGATACGAACGCGAAACGTTCACGTGACATAGCAAATGCAAATGCAATTGTATCTTCTGAATTGCTTGTATCTGAATTGAATGAAAAGCAATTAAGAAAGAGTAAGCTAGAGCAAGTACCGCCGACCATGGAAGACTTGACTGCATACTGCGCTGAACGGTACGGACAGGGACACCCCAAGGTGAGCGCCAAGGCGTTCTTCGACCACTACGAATCCAATGGATGGATGGTTGGTAAGAGCAAAATGAAATCTTGGCATGCCTCGGTGCGAACCTGGGAGCACAACGCCGGGGAATACGCACGAGCCCCTGCAAAACCATCGTCCTTATCAGTAACCCCAGAACAACTCAATATACCCAAGGAATGGTGATTCATGCAGAGATTTTTGGACCTCGCGAGCAGCCGCGACGAAACCGCCGAAAGACGAGCACTGTCTGGGATCCTCGCGCAACGTTCCATCCCAGCCGGGTTCGTGCCGGAAATGTGCGTCGGAGATAACCGAATCCTCGCGCAGGCGCTCGTTGTCCAGTGGACAGAGCACCACGAAATCAACCCAGACTCCATACCGAGTGTACTACTCGACACACTCATAGGTTGCCTACAGTTGTCCCCGGACTGCGGGGAAATAGCGCTGGCCGACCTGCGGGCACACTCCGCACGCCGCGCCATTGGTAACGCGATGGTGCATGCCAATACGAGCGTCGATCCTCTCATCATTGCACGGACGATTCAAGACCAGATGGCGAACGTGATTCTGGGGGCCAGCATCGACGAGGAATATGACCACCACCGCGAGGTAATACGACTCCTGCAAATTCTGGAGGCCGCGTCACTGTCGGGGAGGGAAATCGTTGGAACCGGGATCGGACTTCCCGATTTTGATTCGGTATTGGGAGGTTTCGAGCGAGACAAATTCTACCTCTTAGGGGCGCTCAAGAAGACGGGGAAAAGCCGGTTCATGATCCACTGCGCGGCGATGCTATCCCAAGCGGATCACGGCGTACTCATTGACTCGCTGGAGATGAACCGCATTCAGTTGCTATCGTGCGGTCTCGGATGGTGCGCGGATCTGAACACGAGTCTCATGGCAACAGCGATGCCGAAGCGGGAATACTCGAAGATGGCCATTGGTATGGGTCCGCTCGATGCCATGCACTGGCACATCTGCCGGGATCGCACCGTGCCCGAACTGCGCGCGCGGATACATCAAGCCAGATCGAAAGGTTCTGTCGATTTTGTCTTCGTTGATTTTCTCCAGCGCATGCGATCTACTCGGGCAAAGGCCGGTGATCGGGTGCGCGAAGTTGAAGATGTTTCAATGGACTTGGCCGACTTGTCGCGGGAGATGAGGGTGGGGGTGATTGCCTTGTGTCAATTATCGGGAGAAGCTGAGAAATTAGACGATGACGAGATACCCAACATGCAGTACATCAAGGAAAGCCAGGCTGCCGCCGAGAACGCCGACACCATCATCACCATGCACAACCCAAACCGAAAAAAAACCGAGTTTACAGGAGGCGAGTACCATGCCCAATCAATCATGTTCCGTATCGAACAGCGATACGGCCTATCGGGAAAAATTGTTAAGGCACTTGGCGATCTTAGAACCTGTAGATTTACCCCTGATGCGGACAACGCTGGAGAAGGTACTGATGGATTTTCAGAACCCGGAACTACTCCACGAGCGCAAGGAGATGTCCGCCGACCTTATATTGATTGAGAAAGATTTACAAACGCTATCTGATCTGAAGATCGCCCGGGAAAGGCAAAAGAAATATGAGTCAGCACAATGACAAAAAATTTTGGCGCGACTACGAGGCGAAGAAGGCGGAGTTGCGCCGGTACAATCTGACGCCGGTGCAGTACGAGGAGCAGGTGCAGGCATGGCTTGACGCTCAGCGCGCGATGGCCCGATCCCGCCGCGCACAAGCGCATTGACAAATACAAAGAGGATAAAGACAGCGAGTGGTGGGGATAATTATGAGGAGAATTAAAACATGATACCACGAGAAAAAATATTACCCACTGTGCTGATGATTATAGACGTGTGCGCCGCAATAGGCTATGTGCCTACAGGAGATTGGCGCAAGGTCGCATACTGGCTTGCGGCTGGTTTGCTCACATGCGTAGTAACATGGTGAGGAAAAAAATGAGTGAATATCTGGCTTATCTTGAATCAAAACTACAGCGCGGAGCAGACGCAAGATTTGATCCGATGTGGATTCCTGATTTTCTTTTCGACTTTCAAAAATCTCTTGTCACATGGTCGCTACAAAAAGGCCGATGCGCACTGTTTGAGGATTGCGGTCTCGGCAAGACCCCGCAGCAGTTAGTGTGGGCTGAAAACATAGCGCGCAAGAGTGTGGTGCATAGGGCGCACGAAGCGATTGACAAAATAATACTTGACAACAACCCGGCGAGTTAGTATATTAGTTAGTATGGAGGTGCGAATATGAAAGCCAAAGAGAAGACGTTCACCCTCAACCTGCGGCTCACCGAGCGCGAACGCGCCCGCAAAAAGCGTCTGGCGCGGTATACCACGTGGCGCACAGTGATCCTATCGGGACTGGCGACGATGGAAAGCGAGAAGCGCTGTGACTGAAATCGAGAGACACATGGTGATGCACGACATGATCCGTGAGGCCGCCGACCGTCACGGCGAGATCCGTCCTTGCGATGGCTTGGATTGGCCGGGGTGCTGTACTGAGGATTTCGGGCACATGCATCTGTGGTACAACGACGAGTACGGCAGTACGCATATCGTCAAGCGGCCAATTCCCAATTGAGGAGGGAAATGTGCTCAAATACTGGCGCTGGAACGACCTCGACATGCTCATCATCACGGTGGTTTTTTCACTTGCCGGTGCCGCCGTCGCAGCTATCGCCCTTTGGCCGGAGGTGCAAAAATGGCTGATCGCACACGCACACTGATTGACATTGACGATTTCGAGCAAGTTGACATGCGTGATAGCTCAGGGATTTTCCGGCCCGTAGTGGATTACGATGATCGTAGTTGACTCGGTGCTGCCAGAATCACTCAGAAACCCAAAGAAGGAGGCTGCGGCATGACACCAACCGAACGCGCGGACTGGCTGAAGAAACGAATGCTCTGCGTGACAGGCACAGACATCGCGGGCATTCTCGGGATCTCTCCATGGACGACGCCATTTCAGGTTTGGCAATCGAAAGTCGATCCACAGGATTTACCCGATCAGGCAAACGAGGCGATGCGCTGGGGCACACGACTGGAGCCCGCGATTGCCGACGCCTACATGCAGGAGTGTGGGGCAAAGAGCCTCGTCAAGGGCGAGTTTACAACACGCGACTTCGACGGACTCCCGGCGGGCGGAACGCCGGACTACCTGCGCCCCGAAGAGCAAATCGTGCTGGAGATCAAAACTGCGCGCGGCGCACATGGATGGGGCGACCAGGGCACCGACGACATCCCGATGTACTACCTCACACAGGTGATGTGGTACATGGGGCTTATCGGTTGGAATATGGCGCACGTCACGGTGCTGATCGGTGGGTCCGACATGCGGACCTACAACGTGCCGATGGATCGGGAATTGTTCGGCGAGTTCGTCAGCCGGGCGCGGGAGTTCTGGGCGCTGGTGACGGCGAAGACCCCGCCACCGATCGACGGCAGCGAGTCGTGCCGGTACTGGATCACGCGGCAATATGTGGGCAAGAAGGGCATCCTCGCCGCGCCCCCGGCCCCCCTGATCGATGACGTGGCGGCACTGCGCGACATCCACCACCAGAAGAACGAGCTGGAGGAGCTGGAGGCAACGCTCAAGAACCGGATACTGGCCGGCATGGGCGAGTTCGACCGGACCGCGATAGCTGGCGTAGGCCGCATCACGGTCGTCCGGGGGTCCGAAACTACCAAGACCGACTGGAAAGCGGTTTCTGAGGCCTCTGGTGCGTCGCAGGAGCTAATTATGCGGCACACCACGAAGTCGCAGCGCGCATCATACCTCAAACCAACCTGGGACAAGGAGTGATCCAATGAACGAAACCATGATCGAACAGGCACAGGGCCAGAACAAGGCAATCCAGACAAACGAGACCGCATCGACCGCGGTGGCGGCGCAGGCACGGGCAATCATCGAGGCGCGCTACCTGATGGCGAAACACCAACCCCGCGACATGGACCTCGCCCGCCAGCGCATCCTCAAGGAGTGCGCCCGCCCCGGATTTGCCGAGGCTGCGAAATACTCCAAACCGGTGGGCGAATCATCCATCGTCGGGCCGTCCATTCGGTTCGCCGAGGCCGCGATCCGGTGTCTCGGCAACATCGACATCTCGTGCATGACGGTCTACGACGATGCCGAGAAGCGCATCGTGCGCGTGTGCTGCACCGACCTGGAATCCAATCACGACTACTCGCAGGATGTCACGATCCAGAAGACCGTTGAACGCAAGAACCCGGCAGGATACGAGGTCGTGAGTCAGCGCACGAACAAACAAAACCAAATCGTTTACATCGTGCGAGCCACCGACGACGACATTCTCAACAAGCAGAACGCGCTCATCTCGAAAGCAATCCGCACGCTCGGATTGCGCCTGGTGCCGGGCGACATCATCGATGAGGCCATGGATGCCGTAGCCGTCACGCAAAGCAAGCGCGACGCCGTGGACCCGGACGCGGCGCGCAAGAAGCTGCTAGACGCATTCTCCGCCGTAGGAGTGCCCGCGGACGAGGTCAAGCGCTACCTGGGCCACGACTGCGGGACTCTCGACCCGAAAGAGCTTTCCGATCTGCGGGCACTCTACTCCGCAATCAAGGACGGCGAAACTACCTGGCGCGAAGTGATGGACGGACGAAACGCGGACGGGGAGAAATCCGCCGAACCGATTGGCAAAGGCGCCGCCGGGCTCAAGGCGGCAATCGGGAAAAAGGCCGAAGCCCCGACCGAACTTCTCGCGCAGTGCACCGCGATCATCGGAGAGTCCGGTCCGATGGTGACCGAGTACGGCATTGCGCATAAGTGGATTACCGCCGGCCAGACATGGCAGCACGCGACGCCAGACAACCTCAAGACCATCGTCGCGGCAGGTGCTGGGTTCATGAAAAGCGTTTCCAATTTCATCGACAAGAAAGACGCCTCGGCAAATAGGGGTTGACATGCACTCCGAATCAAGCTATATTAGTGGTGTCAGTTTCTCTGCCGACACCAGAGGATCGGAAAAGCCTGGCTGCGAAAGTCAGTTTCCCCTTGGTGTCGGCCTGGGGAGATTGACGAGAAGCAGCCAGGCTTTTTTTGTTGCCCTGGCCCATAGTGAGAGTACGGCACGGAGACATGCGCCGACACGCGGGATGCTGAATAACAGGCATCGCTGGACGCGATCACTATGGCCCATCGGAAGCGGGGGATATACCGCTTGTGTGGGGAGTTCGATCTCTCACCCACTCCGGGAGTCAGCCGTTTACGCCATGACTTCTCGGCGATCAGTCTTCTGATCTTTTAGCCGAGATGTAACCGTTTATCCATTTAACCACAGGGGGCACACAATGAGAATAGTACGACTCACGGCCGAGAATTTTAAGCGGCTCAAGGCCATCGAGATCACGCCCGACCCCGACAGCCCACTCGTGACCATCACGGGGCGCAACGGGCAGGGAAAGAGCAGCGTGCTGGATGCCATTGCCGCCGCGCTATCAGGGCGCGAACTTCCCGAGCTTCCGATCCGATCCGGCGAGAACGCGGCGCACATCGCGGTTGACTGCGGCGAATTCGTCATCAAGCGCTCGATCACCGCGTCTGGTGCACGCTTGACGGTAGAAAACAAGGAGGGATTCGCGAAGAAGAGCCCCCAGAAGTTCCTTGAGGAGCGCGTGGGTTCGGTGTCGATAGACCCCATGGCGTTCACCCGCCTGAAACCCGCCGAGCAGCGCGCAATCCTATGCCGGGTCGTCGGGGTGGACGTGGACGCATATCTCAGCCATATCGCGCAGCTCACCGAGGAGCGGCGACAGATCGGCCGGGAGCGGGATAGACTGGCCGGCTACGCCGCGTCGCTGCCGGTACATGCGGATGCCCCCGGCACCGAGGTGTCGGTGACGGACCTGATGGAGGAGTACAACCGCATCCAGGAGCACAACCGAGTTGCGGCGGCGCGCGTCGGGCAACTCGGGCAACTCAAGGACGAGGCGATCCGCGTGGCCCGCAAAATCGACGACCTACTCGATGAGGCAAAGCAGATGCAGGCGCACCTGGAAGCGGTGAACGCCGACTACGAAGTGACCAAGGCCGAGTGCGACAAGCCCGATAATGCCCCGCAGTCAACGGACGCAATCCGCGCGCGGCTCGGCAACGTCGAGGTCGAGAACAAGAAGGTGCGCGCCAACACGGAACGCACGAAGGCAGCCGTCTCCGCCGAAAAGGCAGAAGCCGAGTACGTCGCGAAAACCGAGGAGATCACGCGCACGCAGGGCCAACTCGATGCGTCGCTCCACGAGTGCAAATTACCCGTCGAAGACCTTTCGATCACCGGCACCGAGATTTTGTCTCGCGGGATTCCCTTCGCTCAGTTGTCAAGTTCCGACCAGATCAAGATCAGCAGCGCGATTGCCATGAGCGAGAAGCCCGACATCAAGGTCCTGCGCGTGACGGATGGAAGCCTGCTCGATACCGAGTCCATGGCGACGCTCGAAGCGATCGCGCGGGAGAACGATTTCCAGGTTTGGATCGAAGTGGTTGACGACTCGCCCACGAGCGGATTCATCATCGAGGACGGCGCGGTCGTCAGCGCGCCCGCAGAACTACAAGCGGTGTGATATGGGATACGACGCAAAGACAATCGAGAAACTCAACCCCGGAGAGCGCGCGGTGCTGGCCGCGGTGCTTTCCGGGGGCCGGTGGACAAATGTAATGCTGTCGAGTCGGTGCTGCCTCAATGTCAACACGGCGCAAAAGTGGCTCAGCGCAATTGAGCAATACGCCGACGCCGGGACGATACCGTACAAGATCGAAAGCGCATTCCCGGAAGGCGGGAAGCTGAAGGAACACTGGATCGCCGGGAAGGAAGAGAAGCCCAAACCGAGATCGTGCGTTTGCGGCGTGTCAATCTTCTTCAGTACACAAACCCGCTGTGGTTCGTGGGTGTGCAGCGAGTGCGGCGCAGTGAGGATGCGATAATGCCAATTGACTATAAAGAGTATCCGGCCAACTGGAAATGGCTGTCTCGGCAGATCATCGCCACCGCTGATATCATCAGTGAGTCGGATTTACAAACGAGAGCAGAAATCGAATGAGCAAGGCAACTACCATCCCGGCGGCGGTGTGGGCGGCGTTCGGGATTCCCGCGCCGACTGCCGAGTACAAATTTCACCCCGCGCGAAAATGGCGCATTGATTATGCGTGGCCCGCACGTAAACTGGCCGTTGAGATCGACGGCGGAATCTGGAGCAATGGCAGCCACTCGCGCGGGTCCGGCCTCATGCGCAATTACGAAAAGCGTAACGCCATGGCGACTATGGGCTGGCGGTTGCTCTGCTATACGCCTCAGTCGATTGACATGACGCAAATCAGAGAGGCTATAAATTCATGACCGGCCCATCTGACGACTACATCCTCAACGGCGAATGGCATACCTGCGTTTGCGGTGCGCGGTGGTCTGACAGCGACGGCGGCCCCTGCCATAGCAAATGCGACAACTGCGGCGACATCGTGGACGACGAAGCGCCGTGCGGGTGCGCCATCTTGGGTATATCCCTGCGCCTGTTGCGTCGGTGCGAAATCATCCTGCGAGTGAGCGCTCCTGATCTGGCGAAAGAACTCACCGCCGAGATCGAGGAAATGCGAGTGCGGGAATGAGGGGCGAAGGCAAAGTCGTCCCGTCGCGCGTGTACCTGGAAGACGTCCACTGGCTGCTCGGCGTCGCGGCCAAGTTGACATCCGATACAGGCAAGAAGCACGGCGCGGCGGATGCGATATCGTGGGCGCGGCGGGAGTTGGAGCGATTGCAGCAGCAGGTGATGTACCTTGAGGTTGATCGATCGTCGTTGTTGCGCAAAGTCAATGAGATGGTGCGCGAACATAAAGCGTCTACGGTTTGAGAGTGCGTCTTTGAGGTAGTTGTGCACAATGGGCGCGGAACCATATTGTAAAGGAGCGCTTTATGCAGTATCGGAGTGAGGCGTATTCTTGCCCTCTCGATGAGGCGAGGCAACATTGGATTGATTATCTCAATGATCACGACTCTATAGCCATTGAATTATGTGCTCAATTTACTGTGGATGCTATTAACGACGCGCTCCTTAAGAGGGTGGAGTCCGCGCCCACAGACGCACAACAACCGCAGCCCAAAATTTGCCCCTGCTTTATCGATGGTGCGGGGTGTGTTATCCAAGAAACAACCATGTTGTGCTACGGTAAGCCGTGCGTGCTCGAACGGGGCAAACTATCGGGCGTGCGGTGAACGTTGGGCGAAATTGTCAACGCTTGAGCATTATAGTTTTTGGGGGCTAAGATGTTGTATCGTACCATAGTTGCTGATCCGCCTTGGGAACAGGGCCTTACCGGTACGTGGCAACGTCGCCCGAATCGAGCAGGCGCGCTCCCATATCCAACTATGTCTCTCAGCGAAATTTGTGCCTTGGATGTAGCAAAGATGGCGGCGGACGATTGCCATTTGTGGCTTTGGACTACTAACCAGTATTTGCGAGCCGGGTTTGACGTAATGGCCGCATGGGGCTTCACGTACCTCGCGCCGATTCACTGGATCAAGCCGAGTGGCCTTGGCAACTGGTTTATCCATCGCACGCAGACTTGCCTTTTCGGGTATCGGCGCTCTTGCAAGTTCGAGGGTTCGCGCTATTTGCCGAATGTCATCGAGGCACCGGCGAGCGTCCATTCCGCCAAACCCGAAGAGACGTATCGCTATATCGAGAGTGTGTCCGCCGCCCCTCGTCTTGAAATGTTTGCGCGCCCCTGGACTCCGCTGTTCCCAAGTCGGATCGGGTGGCATGTGTGGGGTAACGAAGTACCGTGTGACGCGAGCATCGCCCCCAAAAAAGAACTGGTGGAGGCGTTGACAACAGCGCCCAACACGCAAAGGGACGAAATGCCCGCTGATGCTTTTGAAGGGGACTTGTAGGCGGGCACATCGCCCGTTTGCGAGCACGTTGGCTGCAATTTGTAAACCTTTGGAGATTATAGGGCGCTATGAACATCGACTGGCAAACACCAAAAACATTGTTCGCAAATTTGGAACGCGAGTTTCATTTCACATTAGACGTCTGTGCCCTCCCGTGGAACGCGCAATGCAAAGCCTTCTTTTCACCGGCTGATAATGGGCTTGCTCGCGATTGGTCGGGTGTCTGTTGGTGTAATCCGCCCTTTGACCGTAATCGAATATTGTGGGTGCGCAAGTGCTATGAGCAAGCCCATCGCGGCGTTCTATCGGTTGTTCTGTTGAATGCGAATGCCATGTGTGATACTGCGTGGTTTCACGGCTTTGCAATGCGCTCATCTGAAATTCGGTTCTTGCGTGGTCGCCCCAGCTTTGTGAATGCAGAGGGTCGCGAGACGAGTATGCGAACAATGCTTTTGGTCTTTAGACCGTACTGTAGTGGCCCTCCCGTAGTTTCAAGCGTAGATCGTACCGGCGCGCCTTACACTGTGGAAGGTTTACAAACAGCAGCCAACACACAAAGGGCAAAATGCCCGCAGTTGGCTATGGAGTTGGAATTATAGGCGGGCACTTCGCCCGTTTGTAAAACGTTGTGCGAAACTACAGTCGCTCGTTTGCATTATAGGAGGCGCAAAATGCCATGTAACAACACTTGTTTGATGGGTGAGATCTGCGGTGATCGGTATCTTGGCACTCTGCAACCGCCGTGCGCCTCCCATCTGGAGGGGGCCGCTCCTTCCGCATCCACCAACACAGGCAGCCCAAAATTGCCGACGTTGGAAGACGTGCGGAAGGGTATCGTGGCAGCCGGTGTCTGTTCGGAGATTGGTCTTGACATGAACTGCTTTGGTGTTGGCGTTGCAGCGGCTCACTCTATTATATGTCGGCAACTTCGGGCGGGTGCCTGAGCACGTTGGTTGCAATTTGTAAATCTTTTTGATTTATAGGTTGCGCCTAAGAAAGGAACATTATGCCCACTGTGAATATGTTTTACGATAAAAATGGTGTGTTGCGTAGTGGTTGGACTGGTAAGGAGATTCGGTGTGGTAAAATTCCACCGCCTCCTCCTCCTCCACCACCGCCGAAGAAGGCGCAACAGTACATTAAGGTAGATTTACAAACAATAACCAACACGTAAAGTATGTCATTTGCAAAGCCAAACGAACATACATTTACGAAACGTTGTGCGAAATAACGGTTGCTTTTTGAGTTATAATTTTCGCTTATGGGGGTGTGCGCTGATCCGGGTCGGGGTGAAGTTAGATAAGTGCACTAAGGAATGGATCTGGCCGTCCGGGGAGTGCATCCCACCATAAGCGAATACACTATGGAAGCAACCGTTACAACACACAACAGGCCAAGTGTCGCAATAGTCAAAGCACTACTGCGCACGTTGGCCGAAACGTTGTATGCAATGCTGGCCTGCTTGAAATACTGAGGCGGCGGCTAAGATTCATGCCAGTAGGCATGGGAAGACAAAAATGAGATTTGCAACAGTATGCAGCGGAATCGGAGCACCAGAGGTGGCATGGGCGCCAATGTACTGGACTCCTGTTTTTTGTTCCGAGATAGAACCTTTTCCGTGCGCCGTTCTGAATGTTCATCGCCCAGAGGTTCCAAATTACGGCGACATGAAAAAGTTTAAGGAGTGGCCCGATGCAACAGTTGAACTTATTTGCGCAGGAACACCTTGCCAGGCTTTCAGTGTCGCCGGATTGCGAAAGGGATTGGATGACCCTCGTGGCAACCTTACCCTCGTTTTCCTTGGCATCGTTCGGCGCTATAGCCCCAAGTGGGTGGTATGGGAGAACGTGCCCGGAGTCCTGTCGGATAAAACCGGAGCGTTTGGAGCCTTCCTTGGAGGGCTGGGGCAACTCGGGTATGGGTTCGCTTACAGAATTTTGGACGCTCAATACTTTGGAGTTCCCCAGCGCCGCCGTCGCGTCTTCGTTGTCGGATGTTTTGGAAGTTGGCAAAGTGCCGCAGCGGTACTTTTTGAGCGCCACAGCTTGCAAGGGCATACTCCGCCGAGCAGAAAAAAGGGGCAAAAGCCTGCCGGAACAATTAGCGCGCGCACTAAGGGCGGTGGTGGACTCGGAACCGACTTCGATTTAGATGGCGGCTTGATTGCCCACTCATTACGCGCCGAAGGGTTCGACGCATCGGAAGACGGCACCGGGCGTGGTACTCCGCTTGTCATGGCGCACGGCCAAGGCAACGCTGAGATAGTCAGGGACGGCTCGCCGTCCCTGACATGCAACCATGAGGCACCTATTGCGTTTGCAGAGAATCAGCGCGGGGAAATACGGGAAATGCTCGAAAGCCCCGCGTTATCATCTGGTGGTGGCAAGCCGGGAAGCGGATATCCAGCAATCTGTTTCAAGGGCGGTCAAGGCGCAAAATCAAGAGGGCTTGGTATCGGAATTGAAATAGCGCCCACCTTGCCGAGTTCTGATTCTGGAAGCAATCGGGCTCCGGTGGTTTCTTTGCAGTCGGTCAATTGTCCAAGGCAGAGGAAGCAAAACGGAATCGGCATTTCAGAAAGTGATGTAATGTACTCGTGCACGTCCAGGGATTTACACAGCATTCAGAGCGGAATGCAAGTTCGCCGACTCACGCCGAGAGAATGCGAACGGTTGCAGGGGTTCCCCGATGATTATACGCTGGTAAATCATCGCGGCAAACCGGCAGCAGATGGGCCACGATACAAAGCGCTGGGTAATTCGATGGCTGTTCCCGTTGTCCGGTGGATAGGCGAAAGAATCCAGGCAACCGGCACACTCGGTGCCGGAAGAGCCGCCGCAGGAGAAAGCGGAACAGGCCAGCACAGCATGCAACAGCGGTAGTTTGCAATAACCGCTTGACACGTAGTAAAAATCTCATAGGCGGTTACAGCAAACAGTACCGCAAACGTTATACGCAATTCGTCAACCGACCATATTAGGAGGCGGCGCTAATGCACGAGAGATTAGAGGTTATCCACCAGCATTACAAACCACATGGCGTCCGTGATTCAACCGGATTTCTATTTTTCTTTCCACAAGTTACGAAGTATCCCGGCCAAGAACGCCGGTATCGTGATGAAATATTCGAGCAGTTTGAATTGGCAGATTTTCTTGTCAACGCACTTCGGGGCCGCGCCGCTGAAAATCATGGAGCGGTTGACGAACAGCGTATAACAGGCCAAGCACAAAACTCGGCTGACAAGGGGTAAGGGTTTGTAGGCCGCGCTTCGTGCGTTGGCCAGAACGTTGCACGCAATAGGCCGCGAGAGCGCGATTGTAAAGGAGGCGGACAATGAACGTGTTTGGAATTTATAGGCGATTGTTCGCAAAGGACGACGGTATTCTCCACGAACTTTGGGACGATAAGCGCGCGGCTATCACCCGTAAAGATGCATTGTCAAGCGAACAATCGCAATACCATTGGTATATGTGTGAGTTACAGGTACGGTCCGCCTCCAAACGTGCGGAGTCGCGGCCTACAGTTCGCCCGAAGCGGGCCGTGCAACACATTACAAATGTCAAGGACTCAAAAGGGGCGATCATGTATCTGGGCGCACTCAACGGGACGGGCAAGAAAAGCAGGCAGGGCATAAGGCATGCACGGACGCACACCCGGGTCGATCACGACGTATGGCGCTCATACGAGGTCGAGAAGCAGCGCCTGCGCAGGCTGTCCATATCACCCGATGAGTACGAGTGCATGGTGCAAAAGATAGCGCGATCCCTTGGCGTTTGAACAAGTCGGCAATACTTGCCGGGTTGTATCACGAATGATACACTGATTTCATAAACGCTACTTAAGATTTAAGTTAATATGACATCACAGGAGGCCCGTGAACCGATTTTGAGCCTTTTGACCATGGGCAGGTTCGGTCGTAAATCATTGATCCTGGGGCATCTGGTGAGGTCTAGCAAGGTACTACCGGGGCAGGAATGTAAAGAGGTAGCCGAAGCTCGGTAGATTTTCGCAAAAATGAGAAATTACGAACCAGGTAGGAAAAAGGTAGCGATAACGCACCCATGAGTAGCAAAAACGCAACCATTCTCGAGAAGATCGACCCGGAGTCATGCCCGACGAAATCGCTCTCAATGCTGCTCGGGGTGACTACTCAGGCGATCGACAAGTGGCGGGAGGAGGGTTGCCCACACCAGGCGCCCCGCGGACGGCGACGGCAGTTTCATTTTTCGGTCCCTGGGGTCTGGTCATGGCACCGGGCCCGGCTCAAGGACTTGTATCAGGACCAGGCGGCCGACGCCAAACATGCGGAGGAGACGCAACGACTTAAGAACCAGAATTCACTGCTCGAAGTGCGGATCCAGAAGGCGCGCGACGAGACGATCGACCGGCACACCGTGGAACAGGTTGCCAAAGAACAGGCGATCGCGCTGCGCACGTTCTGGACTGACGCATGGAAGCGAAACATCAACGCGCTTCTGACGGCCATGGGCTCGGCGCCGGAGAACGCCGGCAGAGTCTTGGACGTGGTTGACGGATTCGTCAAGGAAGCGCTCGAAGCGTTTGTTGAAGGATCACGCCCGATAACGCCGCACACAGAACTGGACGCGGGAGAGACAGGTGAGCCAATCAAAACCGAGTAGCTGGAAATTCGAGAAATCCGGATTCCCGGTCTACTCGAAGGACCATTCGGAATCGTTCAGGGTTCCCGATCGCCCGCGGATATCCGAATGGGCGGAGCGTGACTTTCGGATGTCAAGCGCCTATGCGGTGCAGGGCCGCCTCAAGTTGTTCCCCTGGCAACGGGAACCGCTCGACGCGATCGCCATCTACGACGAGGTATTTCTCGTCGGCCCCGTCCAGACCGGGAAATCCCTTCTTGCCGAGGTGATAGCCGCGTGGTTCATGGCGTTCGAGACGCTCAACATGATGTTCTGCTATGCCAAGAAGGAGACCATCGCCGATGTGTTCGACGAACGCATCAAGCCACTTATCAAAGGCATTCCGTGCATCCGGAAGTTCTGGGACGGCGACGATTCAAAACTCACAAAGCGTCGCCTGAAGCTCTCCCATATCACCATCCGTATCGCAAGCGCCAACGTGCGCAGCGACCTGGCATCCTACAACGCCGGGTTCATTTACGGATCAGAATTGGCGAAATGGCAGAACAAGAATTTTGATCCGGTGAAGATGCTTTTCGGACGGCAGCAGGCATCCCGGATGCTCGGGCGCAAGGTCAAGGCTGTCTTCGAGACAAGTCCTATCGAGGAGGGTGATAAATCATTCACCGAGACGCACCGATCGGGGGTCCTGTTTCTCACCCCGCATTACCCATGTCCACACTGCTTGGAATGGATCGAATATTCCGACGCGCAAATCAAGGAACTCCCGAACGCGGAAGGAAAGTACGATCACGACGCAAACCGGATTCGCTTGGACAAGGCCGCGCGCTTTGAGTGTCCGAAATGTAAAGCGACCATCACGGAGACCGAACGGCTGGCGATCAACGATCGCGTTACCTGGTTGGCAAAAGGCGAATCCTACTCCGAGGGAATCATCCGGGGTCGGACGCGCGCCACCCGCGTTGTCTACAACTGGAACCGCCTCGTTGACACATCATACTCATCCGCCGAATGCCTGGCCCGATACTTCGAGGCGCTGCATTCCCCGGACCCGAACGCCCTGGCGACCTACCAAAATGAGGACATGGCGCGGTGGATCCGCGTCTTCTCGCAGCGCGGGCAGGAATCGTGGCTCAAGAGCAAGACGCAGAAATACCTCCAATACGGCCCGGACGCCTACGTTCCCGACGCGGTGACGCTTCTTCTCTGCGGGGTTGACACCCAAGACGACGGTTTTTATTTCATCGTCCGCGGCTTTGGCAAGGGAATGGAATCATGGCTTGTCCGGTGCGAGTTCGTCGCGTGTGACATGAACA